CAATCTCATCAACCTGTCTAAGGTCTGGAAATTCTTTAGGTATAACCCATTCTGTTTGTGCACTAAAGGTAGGTATCTTCATCTTGTTTCCTTTTGATATACGTGGTTAGCTTTTATTTTTTTATTTAATTTTTCTTTGTTGCTGAATGCATACAAAGCAGCATCGTAATTGTGTGGAAATATTTCCCAATCAACTAGTCTTGGATATATTTCTAAATTAAATTTATGTTTGTTTATTTTAATTGTTTTTCTAATTACACTTCTTTTCATAATGCTAGATAACAAAAAATCAATAGGCAGGTAAACAGCCCCATATAAAATGGTATATGATTATTTGGTTCCATAGTCCCTTTGTTTAATCATTTCTAAATAATGTATTGCTTTATCGATGTCCTCTACTCCGCCTTTCTTTGAGTGTCTGCATATGTACTTTATAGCCGACCCCTCTGCAAAAAGCAATTTATTCTTATTAATAAACTCTGCAGGCTGTATCTCCATATACATGTAATGTGTTCCTGAAACTTGTTTTAAGTATGGGTTTTCTTTCTTAGATGTCATAACTTCTATCCTCTCTTTTTGGTGTCATTATATATAAATTTTGTTTGGCTCTAGTTACACCTACATACCAAACTCTATGTTCCTCATCATGTTTGTCTTCGCTTTTGTCTATTGCTTCTCTTATTTTTTTTGTGTTATCTAAAATTAATAAAACATTTGTTGCCTCTCCACCTTTTGCTGCATGTATTGTAGATAATTTTACTCTAGCTGGTTTTGATAACTCTTCTTTGTTACGCAACATTTCTCTAATGTATAAACATTCCTCTGGATCAGATTTAAAAACTTCATACCATTCGTCTTTTGTATTGTAACCAAACTCTTGTAAATCGTACATCCTTTCTTCTTTTAATTTTTGATCTAATTCTAAAAACTCAAACAAATCTTTGCATTCAGATAAAGATAATTTATCTCCGTTAGTCCATCTTGTGTAATGTTTCACTGCTGTATACAATCTTGTTCTATAACTTTTTCTACCTTTTATTTCAAAATAAATAGCCATTTCTTGTAGTATAGGTTTTAATTTTGATAATTTATCATTAGTTCTAGATAATATTAACCAATCACCTTCATGCAGTGGCACATCTTCTATTGATGTTACATGATCCACGGTCCCTGATTCCGGACGCGGTGCCCATTGTTTTTTAATTCTTCTGTCATCAGGTATACGATTTAATATTTGGTCTGCTATCTGTTGTACTGCTTGTGGTACTCTGTAAGATTGTGGCAAAATAATGTTCTTAGCAGGCTCATCTTGAAAACGTTGCACGTCTGCGCCAGCCCAGCCATAAATAGCTTGATCATCATCACCGGCTAAGATAACATGTTTAGAGTTTTTCTTAAGTATATCGTACATTTTCCACTGTATTGGCGATAAATCTTGTGCTTCATCTACAAATATTACATCATATTTCGGACACAATTCGGCCACATTAAATTTTTCAATCATGTCTGTAAAATCTACCAGACCATACGCTGCCTTATAATTGTCTACTTCGTCTTTTAATATTTGCAACATATGTTTATCTATGTCTTCTGAATACATGTCGGTGTTATACTCTTCTTCAATAGTTACATTCTTAATTCTTGCTGCATTAATAATATTAAAATATTCACTGTCTGAATCTACAAACCCAGTCTTCTCTTCTCCGTTAGAATAAACTGTAACCTCTATACCAAGTTTACGACCTATGTCCTGGTAGTGTTCGTCCTGCATTACATTACTTTTCTTCATACCTAGTTGTGTAAAAGCAAGAGAGTGTAGTGTTCTAAAATGTTTAAGATCTTTTTTCTGAAACGCTGTGTGGTAGTCTAACATTCTGTCTACTGCTTCTTCTGCAGCTTTCTTTGTAAATGCAAAGTAACCTATCTTATCAATAGGTGTACCTAGTTTAACAAATGTTTTTACATATTTAATAAGTCTAGTTGTTTTACCGGTACCTGGTGGACCCAATATTTTTCTGATCACATTATCTCCGTGTTGTGTAATAATTTGTTATGATTAATTTTAATATCTTCAAACTGTTCTATGCTTATACAAACAACATTTTTTGTAGGTGTATTGTATTTACCTTTTTCTTTTGTAGGATATCTTTTCTGTTCTAAAAATTGTATGTCACAATGTTTGTAATTAGTTTTCATCATCACACCTGTTTTGTCCTCACCGTGTTTCCAGTTCTTAGATTTTAGTTTGTCGTAAAATTTATCAAATTTAAAGTATGCATAACCGTCTTCTATCAATACTGTACCCGATTTAAATGATGCATCGTTCATAGCTTTAGGTCCATTTATTTTTGCGTGTAACACGTCGTGTAATTTTTCTTTTGGTGATGTACCTACAGGTGGGTTAATTATTTTTTGTGTTTGAAATAAAGTTTCTAATACTGTTTGATCTTCTGGTGCTTTTATGATTGGTGGTGGAAACCCTGCAGCTTTTGCTATTGAGTTCCTACGTTTACGTTGATCTGTTACATGCTCTATTGTTTTACAATGTACTGTTGCTTTACCAATACCGTCTGGTTTAGTTACATCAAATTCATATTCCGGATCCGGTTCTATATCTATCTTTCTTAAATTTGTTAATACAGGATATTGTCCTTTTGATCCTGCCAATATACCGTACTTCTTTTTAACACAGATACCTTTCTTACAAAAATCACTGATAGGACTCTGGTTGCATGTGTAACCTTTTTCTGATCGATTCCATGATCTTGTCTTTTGTTTTAATTTATTGTCGTCCCACGCATTTGCGTGCTCTCTTGCAAAGTATTTTACTGGTGCATTTTTAACTTTTTGTTCCCATGTATCTGGATACTTCATCTTAACAAACACATGGTAGTTATACATAAATCTATCTTTACCATCAAAGTTAGACTGGTTAGATATTTTAGATATTAAAGCAAGACAAGGCGGTCCTTCTAAAAAATCTTCATCCACACCTTCCATAGACTGTTTTTCCATGTCTTCTGTAAGTGTTTTTAATTCTTCTACTGTAGTTATGTTTGCATCTGCAACTTTTACAAACTGTTCTAATGTAAAGAAAGTACCATCGATATTAACTGCACGTCTTTGTCCACCGTAATAAGGTAGATTTATAAATTGTCCTGGTTTCATGATCCCTGTTTCTGGATCCTTTGTTAGTTGTGTTTGTTTAGGAAATATTTCACAGTCTGGTTTAAGATTAAATATAGGTAATAGATTGCTTAAGAATGATACGATAATTGTAGATTGTACAAATTCATTCATAAATAAATATAAATGTAATCCACCACTTTTAGATTCTATTGGCACTAGTGGTAATTTATATTCTTGAATAGTTTCTAGATAAAATTGTTTGTCAAAGTTTTCGTATTGCTTTGGATCTACATCTATAACACCAAATATAGCAGTGCCTTTTTCATTAGTGGGTTGTATGCCTACAGATATATTTCCTTCTAAATGTTCTTGATAAATAACGTCAGTAAACTCTTCGTAGTTCCACCTGTATACAGGTTTCTTTTTACCGTTTTCTGGATCTACAACAGCGTTAGTCCAATCTGCAATTCCATATGCATGTCTATAGCCATTAAATATCTTTATAAATTCTTGCATAGTTATCCTGTCTACGTGGGCCACTCAGTCTCCCTAATGGCCCACGCTGTGCACATACCCCGGAGGGATTATATAATGCTGCTACTTTCCGCTGGTTTCTGTTCACCATGCTTCGCTTTCACTGCACCTTTAGAGATACTTTCAGAAAACGATTTAGCTTGTTGATAGATACTTGCGTCAGTAATAGGACCAACTTTACTTACTTCCCAACCAAACCAAGTGCCTTTGTCATTAGACATTTGAGTAGTCTTTAGTTTGTAAATGTGGCTAAAAGATGCCGGCGTATATAAACCGTTTTTACCTTTTAGTTTTATGCCCGACATCATTGAATTCCATTTTCTACTAATTTTTAATTGAGTAGACTTCATAGAAATTAATGCAGTCGCTGGACTGTCACCAGTTATTATAACAAAATGCGATGCAGTCTTCTCGATGTAGTTACCATTTGGTAATCTATCTTTGTAGTTTGCATCTGGTTTTGTTTTGGACATAATGTCAGATGAAGAATCATAAATTGCAACTGGTGCACCTGGTCCTTCTCCTCTATCTTTCCATTCAATGTATTCAAGTTTATAGAATGCAGGAATGACATCTAAGCCTTTCACTCCATCATACAACTCTCCAGAAACAGAATTGAAAATCATTCCTGGTTCTGCACCTTCAACATACTTACCGTCACGTTTGTTAACTTCCGGTGAAAGTTGTCCTAGGATTTTAAGAAAAGGTAAGGCAAGATCATCTTGACCTATTGCACCTAAACCTTTTGCTGCATCTTCTTCAAACATATTAGCTGGAAGAGGAGCAGACTTTTTTTCTGTTACTTCATTCATGGTTATT